GGACAACGCCAGGCCAGAGTCAATCAGCTATCTGAAGCGCCACGGCATTCGGCGCATAGTTTCATGCAAGAAGGGTGCCGGTTCGGTTGAAGATGGCATAGAGTTCATGCGCTCGTTTGGTAAGATAATCATTCATCCGCGTTGCAAAAACACATTCAACGAGTTCAACCTCTACAGTTATAAGGTTGACCGATATTCTGGCGACATATTGCCGAAGCTGGTAGACTCTGATAATCACGCCATTGATGCGATAAGATACGCGCTGGAGCCTATCATGAAGGGTAAATTTACCAACTACGGAAAACTCCTATAATGCCCAGCTTCCCCCGCAGATTCGCAGACGGCATAACCAGCCTCACCAACAAGCTGGCTAACCGGCGCAACGCCCAGTCAAGCAACCGCATGACCAGTAGCCGCGTTGACTGGGATGAGCTGCGGGCGATCTACAAGACCGGCGTAGGCAGCAAGATTATCCGCATCAAGTCCGGCATTGCGCTGAACGACACGCTGCAATTCGAGAGCGAGAACGACAGAGAATATTACGAAGCCCGCTTGCAACAGCACGTTAAGAACTCATGCAAATTTATGCTGGCGTTCGGGCGCGGTTTGATTGTTATTCAAGAGCCGGGCGCAGACCTTAGCCAGCCGCTGCCTAAAATCACAGATTGGTCGAAAGTAAACTACCAAGTTTTCAGCGGCGACATGGTGTATGTGCAAAGCATCGAGTACAACCTATCTAGCCCGAACTACTACAAGCCCAGGTTTTACAGCGTGCGAGGGTTTACCATCCACCCAAGCCGGGTGGTCGACATGACATACGTCGATCCGGTTGAGTTTGACGCGCCTGAATACTTCTTTGGTGGAATCTCGGAGTTTGAGCTGATCCGCAACGAGCTGGTTAGCGATCAGATCGTACAGCGGGCGGTGCCTGCCATCCTTGAGAAGTCGTCAACGCTGTTTTACAAGGTGGACGGGTTTAAAGAGCTTTTGGCTGATCGCAAGTCTACGGAGCTGGTTGAGTATTTCAGCCAACTGGAAAACCTGCGGTCCATCTATGGCGCGGGCATTGTCGACAAAGAAGACGAGATAGAGGTTCACGCACAATCGCTGAGCAACTTGGCCGAGTCCGACATGATTACCTTGCGCCGCCTAGCTATGGTTACGGGGCTTTCCCTGTCAACCCTAGTAGGTGAGCCGCCCAAGGGATTGAACGGCAGCGGTGAGGGCGACAGGCAAGTAGACATGCAGACCATCAAAGGGCTGCAATCTGAATACTTGCTAGACAAGATCAACCGCCTGATGAGTATGCACGAGCGCGGGCGCGTGTGGTTTAAAGAGAACCAAGGCCAGTCTGACAAAGACCGCATCGCGCAAGAGACTGAGGTTGTCAAGAATGCTCTGATCCTGTGGCAGATGGGCATGGACTACGAGAAGTATTTGGAAGACAACGGCGTGATTGAAAATGATCCGTTTGAGGTTATGTTTGGAAAGCCAGAGGAAGATGAAGCACCAACTCCTGAGCAGGGTGGTATGAGCTTGGAAGAACTGATGGGAGGCGGAGAAAAGTGAATCCTTATAAAATCTGCGATACAATAATTATGATAGATAACATTTACGGAGCCAACTAATGCCGAATAACGCCGCATGGGATACCACAACAACTGTACCGGCTAATAGGGCCACTCAGGCCGTGTCGCTGAATGTGGCGGCTAGGTCTTCGGCGGTGCAGCCTGCTGGGCTGCTGTTTCAGGACTCTTTTGAGTCTGGCGATACGTCCAATCACAACGATTACTTCAGATGGTCAAGATCGGGCACCATAGTCACCCCTGGGGGAGGAAGCTCTCGCATTGATAGCGTTGTTGGGCCGGACGGGTCGAGTAACGTAAACGCCTATAGGTTCGCATTTGGGCGATGGATAGAACTTGGGTTCACGCTTACATCTTCTATAGACGAGGTAAGAGCCGCTGACCTAGACAGCAACACAACTTACCCCGAAGTGTGGATGAGTTATGACACGTTTGTACCTGCAAACTATACGCACCAACGATTTGATAACGGAGCCATTGATGAAGGCACCACCCGCGAAGTATTTGGAGGCGCAAACAACAAGATGATATACCTGTGGAACGGCAGTTACGAAGGCAGAGACAATGGCACAGGCTCTGCTGTTGGAATCCAGACGTACCCTTCCGACTTTGCGACCGAAGTTGCCGGCAAATCAATGCAGTCTACCTTTAAGGGTGGTTATCAGGGCTTTACGCAAACATACGTACATCCCGACTACAGGCTCGGTCCCAGAAAGTCTGGGTACGCGTACCTCGGAACAAACGATATAGCAAACATTTTCAAAGACTCTGAACTCGGGACTTGGGTAAACCTAAAACTCGGTATGAAAGCTGAATCTTCTATAGGGGCAGGTGATGGCTGGTTTTACCGTTATAACAACGGCGTTCTAGTAACGTATCAGACAGGCCTAACTACGCTGTGGGGATTGAGTAAGACAAATAACAAGCTGGGTTTTGACCGGGGTTATCTATGGGGTTACGCAAACTCAGGCTTTCAGGAAACAACAACCATTTACCTTACGAACTTTAAATTTGGCACTACTGATGAAGGGGTTTCCTGATGACTGGAAAATAACGTCTGACCGTAATGAAACCGTAATAGATCCCGTTACCGGATTTCCCTGGATAGGAGTGTAATATGGAATTTCACTTAGATTTCTCAGTACTTGCTGACGTAGACCCCTATCTTGCGCCCACAGGATTTGAGTATTCTGACAGCACTGCATATCGAATTTTATCGGGTAAGTTAGTTCAAAATGTTGCAGGTGATTCACCGTACCTTATAAGCTCTGAGACTCAGGCAGATAAGGACATTGTGCGATCTTCTGTTATTACCGGTTTTTCTAATACAAACATCGGTGCGAGTGTCCAGTTTGGCTTGCTGGATGCCGACTTAAATGGCTATTTCCTGATTATGCAAGGCCGGTTTGGTTATTGGAGAACCTATACAGACGGCACTAGCGTTGGAACAGTGGGTAGCACAAATGGCGACCTGTCCTACAGTGACGGTACTGAATACGCAATAGAGGTTCAAAAGTCTACCGGTCGTGTTGAATTGTTTAGAAACGGTGTAAGCGTGTCGTCTGTGGTAGACAACGTACACTCAGCCAAAGATCTCAGGCCGTCTTTTAGGTATTTAGGGGATGATACCCAAGGAATTCGTGGATTCAAAGGCACCGCTGTTTCTGGCACCGACTACACCATCCGCAAAGGCGCGACAGCCGTACCGATCACGCACACCCTGACGGCAGGCGGTATCACTTCTCAGACATTCAACGGTGAAACTGTAGCACTGGCATCTCAATCAGGTCAGATCGCTAACGTGGATTTCACCGATACCATCACCACGTCTGGGGTGTACACGTTGACGTTGGGCGATGGCGCAACCACCCAAAACTTCGATGTGCAATACAACGTCATTGGCTTAACAAGCGATCAACTTCTTAAAGACGGGGCCGCACAAGCAAGCCTTTCTGATCTTGAGCTTATAGTTTTGACGGGTGCAGAAGGTAGCCGAGCGGTACCTGAACAAAAGTCTAGCCTAACTACGGACGCATCCGGGAACACAGGCCAAACAATTTTGAATGATACGGGCATAGTGGACGCAACAGCAGTCTTCGTGATCTGGAACAGTGCTTCGGCTGATACTCGATGGGCATATCCAACCACGGCGGGGCTTCTGTAATGATTCTTAATGGCTCGACCCGGACTGGAGGCATTGTCGAAGGGAGTTACACCGGCGCGTATACCGGTGGCGGCGGGCAGACGTACCCTTACCCGGTGCCTTACGGGGTAGTAGATTCAAACTCAGGCTTCAGTGGGGTTGTGACAACCGAAAACGCCACGTGGGCCGTAATCACGCCGTTCCAACATGCAACTATTGATCACACTGCCGGGCAGGCGGAAACACCACCCTACGGCAATGACATTAACGACCACCTCACGGCAGAGTCAGGGTACATAGGCACCGACTTCACAGATTGGCAGATCAAATACGCTGACGGTACGCTATCTGATGTGTTCCGCGTCAACATCGACATTCAAGAAGCTGTCGCTGACGTAATCGGGCCGGTTATTACATCGGTAAGCGTACCGGCTGCAGGCACGTATACAGAAGGCCAAGCGCTAACCTTTACAGGTATTTGGAATGAAGGCGCAACAGTCACAGGCACGCCCGCGCTCAACTTCGATCTCGGCGGCTCTGCAAGACAAGCTAACTACGCATCCGGCAGCGGCACTGTTTCATCTGTTTTCACCTACACAGTACAGTCCGGTGATGAAGACACCGACGGCATCACGGTTACAAGCCTCACGCTAGACGGCGGCACGATCAAAGATACTGCGGGCAATAATGCAAACCTGACGCTTAATGCGGTTGGTGATACGTCTGGCGTTCTGGTGCAAGGGACAGCGCCACAGGTTCCGCAAGGCACTTGGAGCGTCGGCACAATCACAAAAGGGCAGACTGTAGCGAGCTTTACGCCTACATATAGTTTAAATGATGCAGACACTTATCAGTATGTACTGAACGGATCGGCATGGACGCCCTTCACCGGCACCATTTCTCTATCTGGCCTTGAGCCTGGCACTGCCTACAACGGGTCATTACGCGCTATAAACTCAACGGGCAATGGCGCAAGCCAAACGTTTACGTTTACAACAGAGGTCATTCCAGAATCAATAATTTCAATGACGCTTACAGGCATACCGGACGGAATTTATGAGACGGTAGTGTTAGACCCAATAACTAACCAAGTTATTTTTTGGGGCAACTTGACCTGGCTAAATGAATCAAGCAACAAAGCGTTTGATTTAGCGCCTGGTTACATTTTGCATTACTACGTGATTGGAGAAACAAAAGGCGGGATAAACCGGGGGTCAACCTTATGAGCCTTGGAGCTTATGCAGACCTAGGAATCTATGGCGCGCAACAAGCTGTAGCCTCATTTTCTGTTACAATAAACAGCGTAAGGACATCAAAGACAAGGCCAACGATTACCGGCACAGTGAGCATAGACGGCGCAACTGTTGTGCTCCAGGTAGCGAGCGGGACAGAGTATCAAGCTGTGGTATCTGGAAACTCTTGGTACATAAAGTTAGGCGCGATGTCAGTAGGGGCCTATACAATTACCGCTACGGCTTCAGACGGCGAGGGAGGAGCGCCCGCGTCAGCGTCTTCTAGCCTTGTAATTATTCCTCCGATACTTGGGGATAATGAAAGCACAGGGGAGTTTGCCGGCATATCAAACCTGGTTTTTGTTGGAATACAAGGCGATACAGCATGAAGCGTGAAGTAAGCGCCCCCAAGGGCGCAACCATCAAAGCGCCCGAGCCGCCTAAAAGTGAGATCCGCCAGTTTGGTAACGCCATTGAGTACATGGTCGACCAGATGGCACAGCGCTGGCGGACGCAGATATTCAGTGAGCTTAACCAGGATACGATTGCCAAGTTTGCGGACGCCAAGCAGTCGGGCAACTTTGCTAAAGTGTTTCTGACAATGGCCGCGCGTGTGCAACGTAAGCTGCTAAAGCAATTCAGCACCAAGCGCTTAGACCGCATGGCCGACAAGTTCACAGGGCAAGCCAACAAGCGCAACAGGTCAGAGTTCTACCGGCGCGCGTCTAACGCTATTGGCATTAGCCGAGAAGAGCTAGAGGCCACAGAGGGGCTCACGTTTCAGATCAACGCATTCCAAGCCGAAACACAGCAGTGGGTAAAGAAACTGCGTGACGACACTCTACAGATGTGGACCAGCAACACGTTGCGGCAAATGGCAGAGGGCAAAGGCTTGCCAGAAATCCTAAGCCAGTTTGATGGCATGGTAGAGAAGCGCAAGAACCATGCCAAGATGGTAGCGCGTACACAGATTGCTACGTTCAACAGTTTGACCAGCAAGGCGCGGGCGCAGAACTTGGGGATCACTAAGGCGCGGTGGGTCACGTCCGCAGATGAGCGCGTAAGGCCCAGCCACTCTAGCC